CTTCTTTCACCTCACACGGCGATGAAAAAATAGCCAAAATGAGATACCTGGAAGATCCTAACAATATGGGTAACCTGTATTTAGTGTTAAAAAGTATAAACGGAACATTTAACCCTTACTTTGGAAGTGATGACGATGTAAACGTCTTTCAGTCTATTAGAGATAACGACACAGAGGTTATCGCATCTGATGTACTTAAAGAGATCCTAAAAAGGTTTAATCTGTCTATTGTATTTGATCAAAACACAGATAGTGTACTTATTGATAGACTACCAGATATTAGGGCTTTAAACACGACTACAGATATAGAGGGTAAGTTAGACGATGCCAGGTCTATAAATGTAGAGGTTGTAAACAGGATTGCTAAATCTTTAGACATATCTGGGCTTCAAGAATTATTCTTTGATGATCACGGATATGAAACTGTAACACTGAACACGGCAGGATCAGACGAACTCAAGTTTGAGTTAAAGTCAAGATTTTACAATAAGTCTGTATGCGGTGACTATGTAGACGCTATTGTCCCTGCTGGGTTCAATGAATACGAAATAGGTCTTACCACAAATGTTTTTACCCATGTTACAGAATTAGGTATTACATTCGGCTATATAGATCGGCCTCTGTATAAGACAAATTTAAAGAGAGCAAGATTCGAGGACAAAGATGACTACAAGGGACTTGTTTATGACACCTATGACTCACATGTGTTTGCAGGTAGATTTAGAAAAGATAGGTCTGGTAGCATTAAACTATATCACTTCGATGAGTTAGGTCAATCAACAGATCTATATGATTTCTTCGTTGGCAATGATAATATAAGTTATTACTCTAAGCCAAAGGTTAAGTTTAACGCCTTAATGGACCAGGACTATGCTTACAACATAAAGGATAACTACTGTAATGTTACTATACCTTATGTCAATTCTAACGGAATAATAATCAAATCTGTAAAGGGCGAACTGTTTGGATCTGGTATATACTCAACCGTAGAAGGTATTATATTGTAAATTATTCTGATGGCAACTTATAACGACTACCCGAAATCAGCATCTAACAACGCTAAGAAGGCTCTTGAGTGGAAAAAGAAGTACGGATCAGAGGTTAAGGGAATGACTGCCGTTGGCTGGGCGAGAGCCAATCAATTAGCGAATAATAGAAATTTAAGTTATGAAACAATTGCTCGGATGGCTGCCTTTAATCGTCATCGTAAAAATGCTAAAATTGACCCGAAATACAAAAGCACTCCTTGGAAAGACCGAGGATATGTGGCTTGGCTTGGTTGGGGAGGAACAAGCGGAATTAATTGGGCGATTAGAAAGGCTGAAAGCATTAGAAAAGGAACAATAAAAGCATCTGTTGAAACAGGAGATTTCCCATGGGGAGATAGAAAGAGAGATGATTACAACGATCAAGAAATGATCGATGGTATAGTTGATATCTTGATAAACATCACAGATAAAGACAATAGATCTGCTCTTGCTGCTAAACAGATAGATATATTAAAGAGGGAGGTAGAAGGATTTGATCCGGAAGACTTTCTTCGTAGAATAGGACTTTAAATGAATAAGGACTTACCAGTATTTGATATAACATTAGCAGACATAGAACAAGGGATGTTTAAGATCTCACTTGTTGACAAGCCTGCTATTGAAGAAAACTTTATATACTTCTCTAAAGAGGAGCAGATTCTGTTTGCTACAGACATCGAAAGGAAAGAGGTAGTGGGACCAATCATGATTCCTAACAAGGAAATCATTAGATTTTCTCCGGACATGGGATACTACTATGTTAGATTTTCTGAAGAAGTCATTAATGATATAATGTATCGTTATAGCAAAGAGGGACTATTTAACGCATTCGGTATACACCACGAGTACGATACTCAAGATGTGGTTATGCTTGAAGTTTGGATGAAAGAAGGAGACAATGACAAGTCTCAGAACTACGGTTACGACCTTCCAAACGGAACAGTATTCGTAAAGGCTAAAATTGAGTCTGACGAATTATTCACGGCGATTAAGAATGGAGAGATCAATGGATTCTCTATCGAAATCAAGGCTGATATTAAACCTTCAAATAACATAGAAGAAAACATGAATGAATTTGCTTTCGCAAAAGAGTTAGGTAAGATGGAGGCTCAGTTTGAGTCTACTGTATCTGCTCTTGTAAAAAAGGTAGACTCTTTGGAGAACGAAAATGCTGTTCTTCTTGAGGCTATGACATCTTTTGAGGAAAAATTCGCTGGTGTCCAAGATTTAAAGGGCGCTATTGAAATGATTCAAAAGCACATTGAAAGTATGGGTGCTTCCCAGGAAGAGGAAGAAACCCCTTACAATGAAGAGGTAATGGCAGAGGAAACTCTAGAAAAAAGCATCGCTCCTGCAGGAGAGGCTGCTATTGAAATGGAAGAAACAAAAGAAGAGGTAGTCGAAGAGGCTGCTGAAGAGTCTTTTGAAGAAACCAAAGTAGAAGAAGAGTTTTCTGCTGAAGAAGAAATCAACGAAAACGAAGTTGAAGAGCAATTTGCTGCAGAGCAAAAGGCTGAAGACGCTGAGGAAACCGTTGAAGACAAGACAGTAGTTTTTGATGCAATCACACCAGACAAGGTGAGTATGATCAATAACTTCTTTAATAGAAAGTAATTATTGTAAATTAAGTAAAACGAATCCTTTTTAAAATTAAATAAAATGAGCATTACTATCTCAAACTTACCATATGGTGATCGTCGTCCAGACTTGTTCATCGACTCTATGGTTAAATCTGCGGCTGTATTAAACCGCTTTCGTCTTATTGACGGTGTTAAAGCAAAAGTAAATGTGCCAATCTTTGACGCATCTTTAACTTTTGGAAATGACCTATGTACATTCGATCCACAATCAACTGCTTCAGTTGGTGAAAAAGAAATGACTGTAGATACTTACAAGTGGGCTTTCTTAAACTGTAAGAACGCTCTTGAGTCTTCTTACCGCGGTCTATTGTTAAAGAAAGGTCAGCACAATCCAGAGACTATGGACGCTGAGTTCAAGGACTGGGTATTTGACTTCTTCGCTAAGAAATCTGCTGAAAAAGCATTGGAATTGGCTGCTACTGAATTAACTGTTGAAATGGGTGCCGATGCTGCTGTTATCGATACACTAATTGGTGGTGGTGCTTTGACATCATTAAACATCTTAGACGAGATGGAAAAAGCATATGCTGCAATGAGCGACCTTATGTTGGCTGCTGTTTACGGTGATGCTGATCGTGATTTCAAACCTGCTTTCTTCATGGGAACTGTTGCTATGCAGCACTACCAAATCGCTATCGCTGAGAAGTACACTACTACTCCTCAAGGTATCGTAGAAGGAAACATTCCTGCTTACTTCGGTATGGAGGTTGTACACTTCCCAAGTCTTGGTGCTGATCAGTTCTTCGTATCTGCTCCTCAAAACTTGGTTATGTTGACTGACGAATACAATGATGTTCGTGCAATTGACATGAAGTACGAGGCAGAATTGTCAAGCGACAAAATCTGGGGTCAGTTCAAGTTAGGTTTTTCTTACTTGAAAGGCGACGAGATCGTTTACGCTCAAGCATAATCAAATTAAAAAGGGGGGAGGGCTTCCTCCTCCTTTTTTTTAACACTTTAAAAATAAATAAACATGGCATGTAACGTATATTTAGGAGAAATTAATTTCTCTTGTGCGGAATTACCAGTAGGTGGTTTGACTGATGTTCTTATCGGAGACAAAGCCGCGTTAATGGGTGGATCAAGCCCTGCAATCGCTGTAGACACTCGTAAAGAAATTGAAGACACAAACAACGCTGGTACATATATTATCAACCCGGCCTATGGCGCTGTAACAGTTACCGCAACAGGTGCTGGTTTGGCGACTGACGGCTTGGTTCACGAATTATCTTTCAACAACAAAGATGGTTTCTCTGTATTTACTGACGTAAAAACTGTAAACGCTGATGGATCTGTATCTACAGTACCCACTATCTCTGTTGAGTTCCCTGTAATGAGTGCTGAAAAGCGTAACCAACTTGAGCAAATCGCTGTAGGTGGTGCTGAATTGATCGTCTTCGTTAAGACGGCTGCCGGTACTTACCACATGGTTGGCGCTGAGTACGGTCTTTACGCTGGTACCATTGACGGTAACTCTGGAACCGTTCGTTCTGATAAAAACCGCTACCAATTGACACTAACAGGTGAAGAGCAGTCTTTGGCTTTCGCTCTTACTTCTGGTAACTGGGATTCTGTTTCTTTGTAATAGAAGCAAAATTGTAAATTAACCAAGGGGGGTGAGGATAAATCCTCGTCCCCTTTTTTATTTTAAGCGTATGCCTTTTAACTGTAGTATTTTTCTTGAAGATATAGACATTAATTGCCACAG